CTGGTTCAATTGGATTCGGTGATATGAAATAACGTGTTCTTAAAATCAAATCTTCAAAAACATCCAAAGTAACAGTTGCCGTGCTTGTATTAGAAGCACTGTCTGTAATGGTGTATGTAAATGTTTCTCCACTTTCAATTACTCCATTCGGTGTAAAAGTCAGTTTACTTCCCGAGCCTGTTATAGTAATTGTTCCCGTTGTGATTCCTGTTGTATTGACAGCCGTTATAGTTGTAGGCGTTACCCCCAAGGCATCGTTTGACAATACCATTAAATCTATAACATCAGCATTATTCAAATTATACGTTTCATTTACTGCTGTTGGTAAAACTGGGACTGCACTAATATTCAAAGTTACAGTTGCAGTATCTTGATTCAAAAGACTATCTTGTATGGTATAAGTGAAATTCTGCGGTGTTGTAAATGCTGTTCCTTTGGTAAACTTTACCGTACTTCCAACAATTGACAAAGTGCCAACACTCGCTGGCATTGTAGTTGTGATTCCAATTATTGACGTTGGAGCAAATCCTAGATTATCGTTTGTTAAAACGTTTATTATTGTATCTTGAAAGAAAATACCAACGGTTTCATTAACTGCGTTTATCGTGGATGTTGGTTCTAAGACTTTAATTGGCAAATTAAAAACACCCTCACGGTTTACCTTAAATTCGTTGCCTTGCATTAAGATTCTGTTCACGGGTATATCAGGATTCTGCCCCTCCATTCCATAACCATAACCACGAACTACCAAGTTAATAGTTTGTAACTCTTCAATCGTGGAACTATCGTAAGTAACCGAGGTTTTGCACCAACGCTGGTTGCTCTCATTCGGTGCGAAGTCTATAAAGTCGTTTATTAAACGTGCGATATTAATCTTATCGCTACCCGTGGAGCTTGTAGGATTGGTCTTTGTCATCGAATAACTTGCAACGGATGGAACGGTAGATTTCAATCCGTCCCAAACGTAAATCTTTAATGTATATTTTGAACAAGTTACCCCCGTCAAAGGACTGACAAAGGGAATAGTAACGTAATATGGCGAAAGTGTTTTTATCATTTTAATCTTACTTTTAATTGTTCTTCTACTTCCAAGGCATAAGCTGCATATATATCGTCTGGCACTCTTTTAAAAGCCTGTTCAAAAGGCTTGGTAAAAAAGTTTGTCGTTTCTAATCCTTTGTTCCAAATCGAGCGAATAATCAAAAAAGCCGTTGCCTTGTATGATAGGAACTGTTTTGTTTTTCTATCTTGAAATTGGATTCGTTTTCTTGCAACCCATCCGTTAATGCCTTTTGTTAGGCCACCCGACTTTCCCGTACCTGTGCCAAATTTAAACGGACTGTTAGGTGCTTTTGCACTACTTGAAACGCCTTTGACTCCTTTATCTACAAACTGCCAATAATCATTCGCTGTGCCAAAATCAAAACTTAAAGTCGTGCTATCTTTTTCTTTTGTAACTTCAAACTTTACACCGTTGTATAAATTAGAAGTGTCCTTTTTCTTTTTCTTTGAAAGATTAGATTTCGATTGCTGGACTACGTACTTCCCGAACTTTTCTAATTCATTGACTACTGACATAAGTTAATAGTTGTATTTGGCACTTCTACTGAAAAGGTTAATCTTGCACCGTCCAACAATTTCGGAGCTTCAAAACTTCCCAATTCAAACGCTGGGTTTTCACTTGCTGTGATATTATTCTCTTCAAAATCAATGTACATTTTATTCCAAAGTCTATTCAAAACGGCAATTGCTAAATTATGATTGTCCACCTCATTATCATTTCCCCAAAAGTCATCTGTTTGGATTTCTTTGCTTATATTTCGGATATCGAAACAACTCAACTCTACATTGAAATTTACCGTACTGCCATTTGTAAACCCTCCTGATTCAATAATAACATTTACCAAAGGGAATATTGTTTCCTTTGCCAAATCTTGTTTTTTGGTAACCTTATTTACTTGGCTATCTGCCTCGGCAAGTTCTTTAATGTATTTATATAATTCTGTCAGTTGGTTCATAATTCAATAGTATTGCTATTCTTGTTCATAATCTTATGTTTCAATTTCTGCGCATCAATTTTATGGGCCAGGAATAAATGAAATTCGTGAATGTTTGTTTTTAAAACTTTATCCAACTTCCAAATTTTGCCTTTACACATTTCAAAAATTGTCGCATCCCACCCCCATTTTTCAAAGTAGTCGCTGGCGTGTTTGCCCTCGCTTGTTCCTCCGTTGTATATTTCTGGGTATATTCGATTAATTCGTTCGCTAAATTCGAAAAAAAAACAAGCGCACCGTTTACAATTGATAAAGGCATATACTTCATAACCTCCGCTCTTTTCTCCGTTCCGTTGTATTCTACAATCTTGTAATTGTTTCTTTTATAAAACCATTGATACCACTTTCTTTTTTTTTTAATCGGTCGGAATAATACCGCCATTAACTTGTGCATTTCTGCTACATCTTGACTGTACAAAGTTAAATCACGATATTCTCCCGCTGTAATTTTGTCAAAGTTTGGAATAAAACCGAACTCAACATCTTTGATTTTAAATGTAGGTTGAAATTCCGTGGTTTGCTCTAATGCTTTATCAATTAAAATTAAGATTTCACTATAATCTTTTTGACTTAACAAAGGGATTCTTTGTCGCTCCAACCCTGTAAAAATTTCAATCTTTCTAACGTTGAATTGTTCGTCCGTCAAATCAGTTCGTTTCAAAAGTAAATCATACTTTTGGAATTGGTGTAACGCTATATCGTTTATTGATTCTGGAATTGTAATCTTCATAATAAATAATTTTTTTCTTTTACTATTTCAAAATCATAATGCGTGGTTTCATCTATGCCACAAGTCAAATAATATATTATGCTATTTTTACGAATAATAAGACCCGTTACTATTCTTGGCTTTTGATCTACGTCTGTAATTAAAAACACAATGTCTTCAATATTGAATTTCGTCTTCATATTTATATAATGAAAAAAAGGTTATTTTGTTTTATCGAATATCGAAATTATATCCACCGCTTAAATTATAAGTAACATTATAACGGATTGCATCCAAGGCGTGATTCCACATATCGCAGTATAACTTACTACCTTTATCCGTGTACACATAATTGTTTAATTCTTTACCTATGTTTTCGCCATCGATTATTAACTGGTAATCTTTCATCAACTCCACGCCTACATTAATGCTTCCTGCTCCTTTCGTCGTGCCAATTATCCTATTGCCTAACTTTGCCAATTCATCAATCAAACGAGGCTCTGCGCTATCCGCTACGATTAACTTTCCTTTTGTAATTGTGTTGTTTATTTGTGCTATTTCTGACGTGGTTAATTTCGGTTTGTACAAATGTTCCTTGCAGTAAATGATTTTTTTCTTCTTGTCGATTGCAACTTCTACTAATGTAGTAGGGTCAATACTAAATCCGTAATCTTGACCGAAAGAAGTTTGTAAATTATCCGGATTGAAAATGCCATACTGCCAATTTGTAAACACAACTCCCTCGGCTTTGTCGAGCCATCCACCAAGTATAACGTGTTGGTATTTTTTAGGATTGTTTTTCTTAACTTGCTCTACTTCATCAATAAAAGACTGGTCTAGATTATCGTAATTATCTAAATAAGTAGTATGTATGTAGGTTACATTTCCTTTCGTGCCATTAAACCCCTCGGTTACTCCTGCCTGTTCAAAGAATTTTTTATAAATCCAATGCTCTTTTGTGGATGGGTTCAGTATTAAAAGAATTCTATTCTGTTTACCTTTTTGTCTAATCGAAAAATTGATTTTATCAAATATTGATTCGTCGATAAGCTCCTCGGCTTCATCCAATATCCAAGTGGTTACACCTTGCAAAGATTTTAAATTCGCTGTTTGGTCTCCGCTGGATGTTTTAATTCCTTTAAAAATGATTTCGCTTCCAGATTGTATGTTTACGATTTCGGACTTCTTAACTTCAAAAGCGTGATTCAATTCTAATAAATCTATTTTCTCTTGAAATTCTGGAATGATAGACAAATGCGCACTTGTCATCGTTTGCCTTGTAAATAAAATCTTATGCCCTGCTTCAAAAGATAAGAGGCTGGCAAATCTACCAACCTCAAAGGACTTACCACTCCCACGACCACCTGTTAAAACAAAGTAGCGTGTATTGTTTCCTAATCTATTCCAATGCTTCGGATGTTTCTGTATCATATAATTTTGTTATATCGAAATTTTCGTTTCTGTTTTTATTATCAGATTCTATGTACTGCATTGATAATTTTTTCAACTCTTCAGGACTTGCTATCAATTTCATTAATGCCATTTGCAAGGCTGGAGCATTTGAAGTGTACCATTTAGAACGCATTGAAACTTTTAATGTAACTCGGTTTTGTTCTAACAATTCTTTTAGCTCGTTCAGTTCGTTACTTTCGGGCGGAAAGAATTCATAAAATGTAGGTTTAGCACAAGGTAAAAACGAAACAATATCTTCTATAAAAAAAAGCTTATGTTTAACTATCATTTCCTTTGCCTGTTCAAATATCTTTACCCTATCGTATGCCATTATGGTTCGTATATTTTAGTAACTACTTTGTCAGGATAAACCTCTTTAAATTTTGCAATAGCTTCTGTTTTGTCTTTTGCAGATACTCTACAAATAGATTTACTATTATTGTCAAATTGTGCTTCGTATAATGTTTTCATAATAATGATTTTTCATAAAAGCAAGTTGGTGCTTTTGCTGTTGGTCTATATTCTTTTGGTAACGCTTTACAGTCTTTTATAAATTGCTCGGCTTCGTCTCTCGTTTCGCAAATTTTAACATCAATAATCTGTTCTTTGCCTTTGCTATTTAACTGGGTGATTGTGATTTTGAAACTCATATCTTTCCGTTTAAAGGATAATATCTTGTATAAAATTCAGTACCTTTTTTTATTTTCTTTTTGTTTTGTAAAACAATATCTTCAGTTGCTGTTATTGTTTTTTTACCGTAATAACCAATTTCTCGGTCTTTTTTTTCACAAAGTAAAGTTCCTATAAATTTACCCTGAACCATAAACTCTTCAAAATATCCTATTGTTTTCATATTACATTATTTTATACTTACTTAAAAAACCTATTAAACCATTTATAGAGTTTTCTATTATTTTTTTATCAATAATATTTTCCCTTCCTTGTTTTGTAAAAGTAAATATTTCAATTTTAATGCGAAAGTTTATTTTATTCATTTTTTAAATATTTTCCAATTTATTAAATGGTGATGCCTTCCGAATCTTATTACTGTTTTTGCATATTGTGGCCAAACTGCTTCTAACATTTTAGCTTTTAATAAATTCTTTTTTGGTGCGTTTCCTTGATATAACTCTGTTTGATTTCCGCCTTTCATTTTATGCGAAGTTGGTACTTTTTCAGCAAGGTAATAAATACAATTTGCTGTTTTACCTCCATTATGCAAAACTTGTAAACACAAATCAATATCTTCATTGTATTTTAAACGCCAACGATAGGGTAAACTATTTTTTATAAGTAAAGTTGAATAAACGTGAGAATTTAGTCTGAAAGGTTTTTTAGGAACAGTAACACTAAATGTTTTTCTTTCAAATCCTGCCAAATCTATATCGTTTATATTTGTGTATTTTTCTACAAATAATAATGCTTTTAAAATACTTTCTAAATTTACTCTTTTTTTATTTTGCCAAACGTGCCACGACTTTATATTATCATCGAACAACCAATGATATTTATATCCATTTGCTTTTGCGTGTTCCCAACAATAATTCCGTGCTGGATATGAGCCAAGCCCTAAATTTGAAAAAGGTAATTTTAAAACTCTTTTTGCTCCAAGTTTATCACAATATAAATCATATTCTTGCGGTTCTACAGCAATTAAATAATCAATATTTTCATTATCAAATAATAAAGCAGTTAAAGGTTTTTCATATCTACCTTTTGAAATTATATAAATTGGATATTTATTTTTTACCATAAGTTTCAGACAAATTTACTTGCCATATTTTACCTGCTGGACCACTAACTTTTTTATATTGTTGCTCTTTATGATTTAAACTCATAAATGTTTCTGCTTCTTGCTCATTATCAAAAATAAAAACTATTTTCATTAAATCACTTGCACTTCCAATAGGGTCAAATTCTTCTTCAATATCTACATCATCATCATTCATTTCGTTTTCGTCCATTCCTGCTGACCAATTTGGCAAATCCAACCCCCACGCTTCCAACTGCTCACTATCCCATTCATTTGCTAATACTTCCCAATCCCATTCTCCACCGCTTGTATTGTCTTTTATTAAAAACTCCCTTTGCTTATCTTCTGAAAGGTCTGTAATAATGATAGGCACTTCTTTTAATCCAGCTTCTTTGCAGGCTTTGTAACGCATATTACCACCCAAAATAATCATATCTTGATTAACTACTATCGGGCGGATGTTTAGCATTTCGGGAAAGTCTTTTATAGACTGCACCAGCTTTTTAAACTTATCGTCTTTTATAATTCTGGGATTGTTCGGGTTGAGTTTAACCTCTGAAAGTTTGACTACCTGCATATCGTTGCTCCAATTTTATAATCAATCATACTACCTACTCCAATGGTCTGCCCATTGCATTCGTAAGTATAAGCGTAGTTTTTAATCTTATCGCTTAACATTCTTTTGGTTTTAATCTTGCCACATCCACAATCAACAGTAACTGTTTCTGGTGTGCAACTCATCAAGGTTGCAATTGCTAAAATGCTAAATAGTTTTTTCATAAGTTCCATATATTACATCAAGTTTATCAATCATATTTATAAGTGGCTTCGGGCTACAACTTGCACACGGGAACCATACGGGTCTGTTAAAAACCGAAGCGTAAAGTTCACAAACAAAATCAACCTGTTCTTTTGATAAAGTTACTGTTTTAATCTTTGTGAATTGTTCCCACTGGTTGTATTCCTGTTCCGTGAAGCATCTGGCTTTAGTTCGATACGGGAATAAGTTGTTAAGATATTCCTTGCGTTTATCGCACCCACAATCTTTGCCATCTACAAAAATATCCAAGCCCGTGGCTTTTATTACTTTTTCGATTGTATCGCCAAGTCCTTTTGATTTTCTTTTTGCCATTTTAATTTCTCTTTTTTAATTGTGTGATGAACGAAATTATAATTAGTATTTAAAAGTTTGCCAATCTCTCGGACTGACATCGTCTCATTCATTTCGATATACTCTTTTGCAACCCAATACACATTGTCAACTATTTTCTTTTCTTGATCATCCAATTCAAACGGCGCATCGCTTGTAAAATTGTCGTTTAAATCGGTTGACTTATTATTCTTTAATTCCTGTAAAAACAAGTTTTTTATGGTAACAATTACATAAAAATCGTTAATTTCTTTATTGCAGTTATTCAAAGCCAGATACATATCGTTAACCAAGTCATCCGCTAACATTTTATTGTTACAGATTTTTAAGGCGATTTTCCGCCAGTATGTATCTTTCTTTGCTAACTGTTCAAGCATTTATTTTTTAAAAAACCTCCACTTACATTTGCCGCTGCAGGCGGAGGTAAAATTAATTAATTATGAAAC